AAGAGGATGCAGAGGCAGCAGGTGAGGGGTACAAGTACGACGCACTTGAGGCAGTCTATATCAAGGGCAAGACATACGAGGATATAGTGAGGGAGACAGGATGCGGACGCAACTCACCGAAAAAGTGGTGCAAGGTCATGATTCAACGCCTGTCAATCAAATTATTCGGTGCAAAAGCGATTGAAAATGATAAAAACGGAGTGAAAACAGGGTGAAATGAGGGTGAAAATAGGGGTAAAAAATGGGTGAACAAAAGGCAAAATAAACGTGATAATATGTTAGCGTGAACAGTTGAGACGAGCGATTGCAGATATGCAGTCGCTTTTTTCTTGCCTGTTTGCCCTCCTGTTATATGCGGGTAAGTGTACACAGTAATGTGCATAACTGCCCGCCTCTTGTGGATAACAGGACAGGAGAACCAAGGAAGAGAGGAGAACGCAGATGCTTTTGAAATCATGCAGGTGTGGCAAGTTGATTCCACAGTCAGTAAAGATGTGCGAGGAATGTGAGCAACGGCAGCAGTCGAGGCACATGATATACAACAACACACGGCGAGACAAGAGAGCAGCCGAGTTCTATGTGTCAAAGGAATGGCGGGCGATGCGGGAGCGTATCATTGAGGTCTATGACAACGTGGATATATACGCATTGTATGTCGAGAATGAACTACTCACATGCGAACCAGTACACCACATAGTTGAACTTGAGGACGACTGGGAACAACGCTTGAATCCGTTCAACCTCATACCTCTCAACCATAAGACACACAACACAATCACTGCTCTGTATAAGCAGAGCAAAGCGAGCATGAGAGCAACACAGAAACAGTTGAGGTCACTGATTGAGTACCACTTTCGAGAGGCAGGGGGATATAAAAAAGTTTTGTGCGATTCATTTCTAGTCGCACCCCCTCTTTTGTTTGGAGAAAACTCCCCACGGGAATTTCAGCAGAAAGGTACATCCGAAAGAGGTGTCAGAATGTGACACAAAATCACTGAAATGTTGACGGAAAGGGGGTTTGTTGCTACATGGCAGGACAGAGACAACCCACGGATTTGGTTGTTATGAACGGGCGAAAACACCTCACAAAAGCAGAAATTGAGGCACGAAAAAACGCCGAGGTTGTAGCACCGAACGACAAAGTGAAACCTCCGTCATATTTGACACCGGAGCAAAAGAAAAAGTTCCGGAAGATTGCGAAAGAATTACTTGAAATCAAACTGATTGCGAATGTTGACTGCGATGCACTGGCGAGATTGCTCATTGCACAAGACCAGTACATCGAAATCACACAGCAAATCAGAGCAACTCCATTGATGGAGGATGTTCCGGTATATGAGACAAAGACGAATCCGGACACGGGAGAAAAAGAACGTGTGCAGGTCGGTACAAGGCAGGTCGTGAACGGTGAACGTGAGCGTCTCATGATTATTCAAGACCGCTGCATGAAACAGTGCAGACAGGGAGCATCGGATTTCGGGTTGACAGTCTCCTCACGCTGCCGTTTGGTCGTACCGAAACCACAGCAGCAAAAGCCGGAGAATAAATTTGCGAAATATGCAAATTAAGGTATGGCGAAAGCAGGAGAAACACAAGACCGCTGCACACAATACGCCCTTGATGTTGTTTCGGGCAAGATAACAGCCGGAGAATATGTCCGACTTGCATGTCAAAGACACCTCGACGACATTGAGAAATCGAAAGCAGCACCGTACAAATACTATTTCGACGTTGAAAAGTCAGAGGAAATCATCAATTTCGCAGAGGAATTGACCATTGCAGAGGGCGAAGAAAACGAGCATGTGACCGCATATCCGTTCCAGTGCTTTATTTTAGGGTCGCTCAACGGGTGGAGAACAAAGGAAAAATCATACAGACGGTTCAGAACGTCTTATGTGCAATTAGGCAGACAGAACGGAAAATCGTTCATCAACGGTATTTTGGCATGTTATTACGGGAATTTTGACGGGTACAAGTACGGAAAAATCTTTTGTACGGCTACCAAGCAAGACCAAGCGAACATTGTTTTTGACGAGGTCGCAAAATTCATCAATTCGGACGAGGATTTGTCGGAATGGTTCAAAGTGCATGACCACAACCACACGATTGACTGTCTGTTGACACATTCAGAAATCAAAGCGTTGTCCGGTGATACAAAGTCACTTGACGGACACCGTGCGTATTTGGGAATTGTTGACGAGTATCACGCACACAAGACGAATCAGATGTACAAGCTGCTTGAGGGAGGTATTAAGAAACTCAAGTCGGCGTTGATTTCGGTCATCACGACAGCAGGGTTCGACCTCAAATCACCCTGTTATAAATTGTATGAATATTGCTGCAATCTGTTAAAGGGTGTTTTTGAAAACGACAGTCAGTTCGTATATATCGCACAGATGGACGAGCATGACGACAGATATGTTCCGGAGAACTGGATAAAAGCGAACCCGATTCTTGAATTTGACAGGGATGCTCTTGAAAACCTCATACCGATTGCACATACCGCCCGTGATATGGGCGGGGAGGACTTGAGAGATTTCCTCGTAAAGCAGTTAAACATGTGGATGCAGTGGTCAAATTCACTGTATATCAAGGACATCGCAAAATGGAAAGCATGTGCCGTTCTGAAATCGCTCAAGAATTTCAGAGGGTCAAAATGTTATGTCGGGGTCGACCTGTCATCCGGAGGCGACTTGACATCAATCGCAATCGTGATTCCGTTCATGATTGACGGAATAAAGAAATATTTTGTACACACACATTCGTTCATTCCGTCCTCAAGGGTGGACGAACACATCAAGACCGACAAAGTACCCTATGACGTATGGATTGAAAAGGGTCTTGTGACAGTGACCGAGACACTGGGAGGAATAAAGACAGATTACAAATACATCATCAAATATCTTGAGGATTTGGTGAAAGAATACGACCTCAAACCGCAGTTGATTTGTTATGACCCGCACAACGCATCGGCGTTCCTATCAGACCTTGAGGCATTAGGATTCGATTCAATCTCTGTCACACAGACAGCGAAAGAGTTGAACGATGCGACGGTTGATTTCAGACTTGAGATTTTGGCGGGCAATGTGGAAATCGAGGGAATGGAGGTCGGAAAAGAGGGAAACAAGATTGTTGTTCCTGTCGACAGTTTGCTTGTGTGGTCTATTGCAAATGCAAAGACCATCTCAAACAACTACGGCGAAATAAAAATTGACAAAGACATCACGACAGAGAGAATCGACCCGATTGACGCTATCATCGACGCATGGAAACACGCAATGAAAGAGGAGTACCGTCCGGATGTGAATGAGACTGTCAATGAATGGCTTGAGCAATTTGAAAAATACATGAAGAAAGGCGGTGAGAAATAAATGAATCCGTTTCAGAGATTAGGAGTGAAAATTTCAAATTGGTGGAGAGGTGAACCACAGGACAGCGGAGGCGTTGTGACACTGAACTCACCGTCGTTCCTTGAACGGATAGGACTGAAAAGAAAAGGGAAACCGACATCAGAGGTCACATATTTCACATGTCTCAAGATGCTGTCGGAGACCCTTGCGAAAATGCCTATCAAATATTATCAGAAAACGGACAAGGGAATCATTGAGGCAGAGGCGACGGACACATCAAAGCTGCTCTCAAAAAGACCGAATCCGTTTATGACACCAACGACATTTTGGAACACGGTTGAAATCAACCGCAACCATTACGGAAACGCCTATGTGTACATAAGAAAGAAGTTTGACCGCAAGAAATACGGCGGTGAAATCAAAATCGTTGATTTGTGGGTTATGCAGTCAAATTGTGTGCAGATAGTCGTTGACGATGCGGGAATATTCGCAGGAGTTGGGCGTTTGTGGTATGTCTACACAGACCCGACATCCGGTCGTCAATATGTGTTCAGTACAGACGAGGTCATGCACTTCAAAACATCATTCAGTTTTGACGGAATCACAGGACTACCAGTGCAGCAGATATTGAGAGACACGGTTGCGGGTGCATCCGAATCACAGGCGTTCATGAATAACTTGTATGAGAGCGGTCTGACAGCAAAGGCAACTCTTGAATATACCGGAGAACTGAACGAAAAAGCGAAAACAGCACTTGTCAAGTCGTTTGAGGAGTTCGGCAGCGGGGCGAAGAATACAGGAAAAATCCTGCCTGTTCCGTTGGGGATGAAACTCACACCTCTCGACATCAAACTGACAGATTCGCAGTTCTTTGAACTGAAAAAATACAATGCACTGCAAATCGCCGGAGCGTTCGGGGTGAAACCGAATCAAATCAACGACTATTCAAAGTCGTCATACAGTAACAGCGAAATGCAGCAGTTATCATTCTACGTCGACACAGAACTGTTCATAATCAAGCAGTATGAGGAGGAAATCAATTTCAAAATACTGCCGGATGAAGATGCAGACGACGGATATTATTACAAATTCAACGAAAAGGTATTGTTCCGCACTGATTCAAAAACGCAGATGGAATATTTGAGAAACGGTGTCGGGGGAATGATTATCAAACCGAATGAGGCAAGACGTAAACTCGACATGGAAGATGCGGAGGGAGGCGATGTTCTGCTTGCAAATGGCAGCATCGTTCCGTTGACTATGGCGGGAGCGGCATATTTGAAAGGTGCATCCGAACCGGATGAAACCGAAGAACCGGAGCAGCCGGAAGAAAAGACAGAGCCGGACACAGAGCAGCCGGACACAGCAACAGAACCGGACGAAACCGACGAGGCAGAGGACGAGGATGAACAGGAGGGAGGTGAATAATCATGCCAAAGAGACGTTTTGATTTCACAAAGAAGAATAAACGCAGCGGAAAGGTTGAAAATGTCGGATATTTGGATTTAGAGCAGGACGAGGAACAGAGCAGATGCTCCTTGTATTTCTACGGTGACATTGTATCGGCAACATGGGAATCCATGTGGTACGAGGAGGACAGATGCCCGCAGGACATCGCAGATTTTCTCAACCAGTTAGATGGCTATGAGGACATTGATATTTATTTCAATTCCGGAGGTGGAGACGTATTTGCAGGACTGGCAATCTATAACCAGTTAAAACGATACGACGGACACAAAGTCGGCTATGTCGACGGAATGGCTGCATCTATCGCATCGGTCATCATGTTCGCTTGCGACGAACTGCATTTTGCAACAGGGGCACAAGCAATGATTCACAAACCGTTGTGCATGGCATACGGCAACGCAGACGATTTCAAGGCAGTAATAAAACAGTTGAATCTCTGCGAGGATTCAATCCTTGACGTTTACATGGAACATGTGCAGGAGGGTGTCACAAGAGACAAGATTCAGAGTCTCATGAGCAATGAGACATGGTTCGACAGTAAGAAGATGCAGCAGTATTTCAATGTCGAAATCGAAGAAAAGGCAGCAGTCGCAGCGTGTGCATCCGACTATTTTGAGAAATACAACAATATTCCGGAAGCACTCAAGAGAACTGAAAAAGAAAACATTGTCGATGCGGTGCTTGCAGAACTGGAAAAGAGAAACAGTGCAGCAACACAGGCAGAGGAACAGAGAATCGAGGCAGAAAAACGGGAGATTCTCGATGATTTATACCTTTACGGTATGTAAGAAATGGAGGACAGAAAGTCATGAATAAGGAATTACAGAAGTTATTGAAAGAGATTAACGACAAGAAAAATGAAGTCAAGAGCCTTGTGAACGATGGAAAACTCGACAAGGCAAAGGCAGCAAAGGAAGAACTCAAGGAGTTACAGAACAGATTCGACCTCCTCTATGATTTGGACGAGGACGAGCAGGGCAGTATTGAGAACAAGGTCAACAAAGGCACTGCAAAGCAGGTCGGCGGTGAGAAAAAGGTTGACAAAAAGAACCTTGTGAAAGCGTTCGTCAATATCGTAAAAGCGGGATTCCTGCACAGAGAGGCAGACGAGGCAGATGTTGAGGTGTACAAGAACGCACTCACATCCGACACAGCCGCAGGAAGTGAGGGAGAGGTCGGAATCGGCGTGACTATTCCGGAGGACATCCGAACAGACATCATCGAACTGCGTCGTTCATCCGACAACCTTGAGCAGTATGTCAATGTTGAGGGGGTTGTGACAAAGACCGGAACACGAAACATTGAGGTCGATGCAGAATCAACACCGTTCGACAACGTGGACGAGGCTGCGGATTTTCCGGAGATGGACGAGCCGGAATTTTTACCGATTGAGTACAAGGTCAAGAAAAAAGGTGGAATCCTCAAGATGACCGCCGAACTGCTTGAGGACACAGCAGCCAACATCATGGCGTACATCAACAAATGGATTGCGAAAAAGACAAAGGCAACCCGTAACGCAATGATTCTCAAGGTACTCAACGAAATGACAAAGGGAAAAGAGGTCACAGTGGAGAACCTCGACAGTCTCAAGGACATTTTCAATGAGCAGTTAGACCCTGCGATTGCAGAATCCTCAATCGTCATCACAAATCAGAGCGGTTTCAACTACCTCGACAAGTTAAAGGATAAGGACGGAAACTATATTTTGCAGAAAGACCCGACACAGCAGACAAAGGGAAAGATGCTTTTCGGAGAATACAGAATCGTGAAACTGTCAAAGAAAACACTCAAGTCCACACCGATTATGAACAGCGATGGTCATACAATCGACGGGTACAAGCATCCTGTTTTCTGCGGTGACTTGAAAGAGGCTATCACACTTTTTGACAGAAATGTTCTGACAATCGACCTCAATGACAAAGGTGCGGGGTTATGGGATAAGGACATGACAGGTCTCAAGGTTCGTGACCGTTTCGATGTGCAGGCGGTTGACAAAGATGCAGTCATCAAGGGCGAAATCACAGAGGTTGTCAACGGGTAACAAAGCAGCAGGGCGGTGAATCCGTCCTGCTATTGAAAGCAGGTGAGAAACATGACGGATGAAGAAAAAGAGAAATACAGAGACGGTCTGATTGCCACATGCAAGGTATATTGTCACATCGACTATGATGACGACATGGAAATCCTTGAATTGATGTTTGATGTGACCATGCAGGAAATGACGGAACTGATTCCGAATTTCGACCAGTACAGCCTCACAAGCCGTCAAAAGCTGCTTGCGTTTATATCCATGAAAGAACTCTACGACAACCGTGACAAATACCGGAGCGACACGAAACTGCTTGCCTCTGCTGCCTCCTCAATGCTTTTGAAAGAAATATACGGAGGTGCAGCACAATGACGGGCAGAATCAAGATAATTCGAAAGGTGTCGAGCGTTGTTGATGGCAGACGGCAGCAGGAGGAAACGGAGTTTTATTCCTGTTGGTGCGAGGTCAAGAGTTTGGGAACAAATGAGAAATACGCAGCCTTGCAGACCGGACTCGAAAACACAATCGTTTTTGAGACACGAACGTGCGACAAGATGGAAGAAATCCGACTGAATTTGAAAGAGTTCTATGCGGTGTACAAAGGCGTTGAGTTCAAGATATATGATGCGTCTCCGATGTTCACGGACGACAGGAAATATCAGTTGAAATGTAGAGCAGGAGCATAGTGTCATAATCTGACACCGGAGGGATGCGATGAAAATTGAAATGGAATTTCAAGGATTGCAGGAACTTGTGAAAGCGTTTGAAGATGCAGCAAGCGACGAGGACATCCGAGCGGTCAACAAAAAGATTGTTGAGCAGGGTGAACCCGTCGTGAAACGCATTATGTCGGGGAAGATTCCAAAATCGGCAGATATAAAGTTGAGCGGTCGAGGATTCGGCTCAAAATCATCGGTCACATCACACGCAGCGGACAGCGTTCCACTGGGGGCGGTCAAGGTGAAAGACACCGGAGCGTCAGCGGATGTCGGATGGGAAAAGTCGGATAATAGTGAACACTTTTATGTGAAATTTATTAACTGGGGAACTATTTACAGACCGCCTCAAGAATTTATCTATGCGACAGGGCGTGAGGCAGATGCGGAACTGCAAAAAATCGCAGAACAGGAGTATCAATCCTATTTAGATAACACAATGAAATGAGGTGATAGCGTGAACAGTCCGGACATCATAAAAGACGCATCGGGTGCGTTGCAGCAGATTTCAGACAGGGGAATCACTGTCATGCAAGGGTGGTATGACAAGAACATCCATAAAACACATGTGACCTTGTGGGATTTGGGAGAAGTCGACGAGAACTTTTCGGATGATGATGCGGAGGGAGTGACGCTGTCATTGCAGGTCACTATTTTTTCAGAGAGTGACGAGGTTGAACTTGCGAGGGAAATCAAGAAACTCATGAAAGAAAAAGACTTTTCGTTTGAGGGCAGGAACGGAGACGATTCCAAACCGGAGGACGGAATCTATATGAAAGCACAAAGATTTTCAAAATTTTATGAAATGGAGGAATAGACATGACTGAAACAGTAACACCATTAAGCGAAACAGTATCACAGATTGTCAGAAGTAGAACATGTGGTTGTAGGGATTTCTACATCGCAAAAATCACACAGAATGATGCAACAGGATATGTTGCGGGAACTCCGGTGAAACTGGCAAGAGCAATCAAAGCGAAAGTTGATGAAAAATGGACTTCTGAAAAGATTTACTCCGATGACGGAACGGAAGAGGTCATCAACTCATACGAGGGAACAGAGGTCGAACTTGAGGTCAATGCACTTGCACCACAGGACAGACAGATTTTATTCGGGCAGTTATACGAGAACGGTTTCCTCATTAAGACAGCCGACGACAAAGCACCGGAGGTCGCTGTCGGATGGCGTGAGAGAAAACTGAACGGAAAGTATGATTTCAAATGGTTATACGCCGGAAAGTTTGCAGAGGGAATCAGTGAGGAGGCAAGCACAAAAGAGGGCAAATTGTCTCCGACAACAAAGAGCATCAAGGGTTCATTCTACGAGAGAAGTCTTGACAATGCGTATGAGATTTCGGTCGATGAATCAAATCTTGTGAAAGAGAACACAAAGGCAGCAGATGCAATCAAGAGTTGGTTTTCAAAGGTGCAGGAAAAGAACGACGCAGCAGCGTAACAAGGGATATATAACAGGAGGATAAACCATGAAAAGAAAAATCATCATCAGCAACAAAGAGTTCACAATGCCGAAAATGTCGATTGATACATACACGGAGTATCTCGATATTGCGGAGCAGATTGACACACATCCGAGATATACAAAACAGGACATTGAAATAATGGAGATGTTTGTCTGCAAAGCATACGGAGACCAGTTCACCGTTGAGGAATTAAAGAATCCGGAGACCGGACTGGATGCAGCAGGTTTGATTCTTGAGTTCCAGTTCATTGACGCAGGAATCGGGGAAGAACTCACCAAACGCATGGAGAAGATAGAGAAAAATTTTCAGAGTGGCAAGTGATACCGGAAATAGAGGTCACTTGCAGCGGGAAAAGATATTTTATCAACTCCATAACAGTGGAGCAGTACAAAAAATATGTCAGTCTCATGGAGAAAAACAGCACGGAAAAGATTTCCGGAGTGATGTTTTTTAATACAAAGATAATGCAGGAGCTGTTCGAGAATGAATTGACACTTGCGGAAATCGGGGAGATTGATGCGATTGATTTTCTAACGGCAATCAAGACGGTTCATTTTGTGATGCAGAACATAATTGCAGAGAAACTATTGAACATTGTCGAGGTTGAACAGGTGGAGAAAGAAAAGTCCGCATTTGACGAATACGACCGTGAAAACGGGTATGAGGACGAGCTGGAAGAACCGGAGGAAAATCAATGGAAAGTCTGCGGGGAGATTGTCGACCGTGTTGTAAAAATTGCGATTCGGCTTTTGAAAAACTCATACAGTCAGTGCATGAAAGAAAACATTGTCACGTTGTTGGAATACTTGCGTTTTGAATTAGACACAATCAACGAAAATCAGTAAGAGAGGAGGCGACCGAATGGCTTATACAAGCGTCAAAATTTCTGCAAATTCAAGTGATTACCAGTCACAAATGAAATCGGCAGCAGCACAAATGAAAGTCCTGTCTGCGGAATATACGACGGCAGCAACGAAAGCAAAGTTGTTCGGTTCGGAAACAGACAGCCTCAAGGCAAAAGCCGAATCGCTCACTCAAAAAATCACGGTGCAGAAAGGCATTGTGCAGTTAAATAGTGAGCAGCAGGAAAAGTTGACAAAGAAACTGTCAGACCAAAAGACAAAGCAGGAGGAACTCAAAACAAAGATTGATGCTGCAAAAGAGGCTTATGAGAAATCAACAGCAGAGACCGGAAAGAACTCCGAGCAGTCAAAGGCACTCAAAGAGGAACTTGACAAGTTAGAGAAAGAGTTCACTGCAAATGAGACAGCAATCGGAAAGACGGAGACTGCACTTGCAAATCAGACGGTAAAGACGGAAAAGTCAAAAACTGCCCTCATGAACATGGAGGCAGAACTGAAAAACGTTAATGAACAGTTGAAAGACAATAAACTTGAAAAATTTGCGACCGCTTGCGATACGGCGGGAACAAAGATGGAGAGTTTCGGAAAGAGGATGTCGGTTGTCTCTGCCGGAATTGCGGGTATTGGTGCAGCATCAATCAAAGCATTCACGGAACTCGACGAGGGTTATGACACCATAGTGACAAAGACCGGAGCAACCGGAGAGGCACTTGAGGGATTGACAAAGTCTGCGGATAATGTTTTCGGAACAATGCCGGAGGACATGTCAACGGTAGGAGAGGCAATCGGAGAAGTCAACACAAGATTCCATACAACCGGAACGGAACTTGAAAAGACTTCTAAACAGTTCATACAGTTTGCAACAATCAACGGAACAAACGTCACGCAGTCAGTTGACCAAGTTGACAAAATCATGAAAGCGTGGAACGTCGATGCATCACAGACGGGGAATCTATTAGGATTGCTCACGGCAAAGGCACAGGAAACCGGAATCTCTGTTGATACATTAGAGGGATATGTCCTCGACAACAACGCACAATTCAAAGAAATGGGATTGTCATTGCCTCAAGCAATCAATTTGATGGCTCAATTCGACGCAAACGGTGTTGATTCAACTCAAGCAATGGCGGGTCTGAAAAAAGCATTACAGAACGCCACATCAGAGGGAAAATCAATGGACGAGGCGTTGTCAGATACTATCGGCAGCATCAAGAACGCAAAGACAGAGACCGAGGCGATGCAGATTGCAACGGAATTGTTTGGAAAAAAAGGTGCTGCGGAAATGACAAAGGCAATTCGTGAGAACAGAATTGACCTCACCAGTCTTTCGTCATCAATGGAGGAATACGGTTCAACAGTCGAGGACACCTACAACGGAACACTCGACCCGATTGACAATGCAAAGGTTGCAATGAACAACGCAAAACTGGCGTTGTCAACACTGGCATCCACAGCACAGACATCCGCAGCACCTATGATTGAAAAATTGACCGGAAAGATTCAAGAGTTGACAAAATGGTTTACGTCGCTCTCTCCGGCACAACAAGAAACAGTCCTCAAAGTTGGTCTTGTGGTTGCTGCTATCGGTCCGTTGTCAATCGGATTCGGAAAAGTGGCAAAGGGAATCTCCGACACGGTAACGACCGGACAGAAATTTGCGTCCGGAGCTGCAAAGATAATCGCAAAGATTACGGCAAAGACAGCAGCCACGGCAGCGGGAACGGCAGCAGATACGGCAGGAACAGCAGCCACGGCAGCACATACGGCAGCCACAACAGCAGCCACAGCAACAACCGGAGGAATGACGGCAGCACAGACCGCATTGAACGCAGTCATGAACTTGTGTCCGATTATTCTGATTGTGACACTGATTGCCGGACTGATTGCAGCAGGTGTCGCCTTATACAAAAACTGGGATACGGTCAAGGAAAAACTGTCCGAATTATGGGGCAACATCAAGGAAAAATTCAATGCAATCAAAGAGACCATCACGGGAGCGTTCACGAAAGCGAAAGAGGTGGTCACAAATAAGGTCAAGGAAATCGGTGACAGCATAAAAAACAGCACAATAGGACAAGCAGCCTCGAAAGTATTCAACGGCGTAAAGGACACAGTTCATAATGTCATGTCGGCAGCGACCGAAACGGCAAAGGAAAAACTGGGGAACATGAAAACCGCCTATGAAGAAAACGGAGGCGGTATCAAGGGCGTTGTCGCTGCCGGATGGGAGGGAATCAAAGGATATTATTCAGCAGGATTCACATTCGTTGATAATTTATCCGGAGGAAAACTCTCTGAAATCAAATCAAAATTCTCTGAAAAGACATCGGAAATCAAAACAAAGGTTTCCGATGGTTGGGAAAATATGAAAACTACCGTCACGACAAAAATGACGGAATGGAAAACCAACGCATCGAACAAACTGAATGAAATCAAGTCAAATTTCTCGACAAAGGTTTCAGACATCAAGTCCAATGTCTCGACAGGTTGGGAGAATATGAAAACCACCGTCACGACAAAAATGACGGAATGGAAAAACAATGCAACGAATAAATTGACGGAAATCAAATCCGGATTCTCCTCAAAAGTTTCGGAGATAAAATCAAAATGGTCGACTGATTTCACGAATATAAAGGACAAAGCGACCTCCCTCATGGAAACAGCAAAGTCCAATGTGTCAACAAAACTCGACCACATGAAATCCGCATACAGTGAAAAAGGCGGGGGAATCAAGGGAATTGTGTCTGCTACGTTTACGGGCATAAAAGACACGATGAACTCTCTCATGGGTACGGCGAACACTCTGACAGGCGGAAAACTTGACAGCATAAAGTCAGCGTTTTCTTCAAAATTATCCGGTGCGAAGTCAACCGCATCCTCCATACTGGACGGAATAAAGTCGGCGTTTTCTTCAAAAATGGAAGGTGCAAAGACAACGGTTTCAAACGCATTAGGAAGAATAAAAAGTGCGTTCAATTTTAGTTGGTCATTACCACGGTTGAAATTACCGCATATTTCGATTAGCGGAAGTTTTTCAATAAACCCGCCGTCTGTGCCTCATTTTGGAATCAGTTGGTACAAATCCGGAGGTATCATGACGAACCCGACAGTGTTCGGAATCAACGGCAACAACCTCATGGCGGGAGGTGAGGCAGGAGACGAGGCGATATTGCCTCTTGCGGAATTTTATAATAAATTGAACAGCATCCTTGACAAGAAACTGGATGCAGTACAGAAAACACAAGTCGTGTATGTGACAAACCACACATACATTGACGGTGACGAAATCGCAAACAGAACCGTGTCAAAGGTTGATGCGGAAATGGTAATAAATAAGCGAAAAGGGAGGTAAAACAGGGCAATGAAAATAAACGGAATAGACATCAAGAAATATGATGCAAAGCAGTTGACAGCCGATGTGCAACCTCCCTCTTTTTCAAATTCTTATGAATGGTTGACGAGTGCAACACTGCCGACGGAATTTGAGACAGAGGTTCAGATGGGTCATTTGAAACTGTCAATATATTTCAAAGGCAAGGACAGGAACAACATCATCCGTGCTGCATCGGAGTTCATGAGTAATTTCACAAAGGCTTGCAAGATGAAACTTGACGGCTACAAAGGAACATACATCGGATTCATTACAACAAATGACTATGAAAAGAAAAACGTGAAACAGAGGTACATTGTAAACCTCGAATTTGACGGATTTTTCGTCGATGACGACCTCTCAATCACATTCGACGGGAAAACCTCTGCATCGTTCTATAAAGTGGGTACAAGAGACGCTCCGTGCGTTGTGGAGGTATATGCAAAGAGCACATTGACGAATTACACAATCTCCGGACTGGGAGAGGACGACATTATCATTGAGAGTTTGGCAGCAGGAAAGACGGTTGTGATAAACGCAAAGACAGGACTTGTGACAATCGACGGGGCAAATGCATTCGACAAGGTGAACATGTGGACGTTTCCGGTATTAAAGACCGGAGAAACAGCACTCACATTCTCCAACACAAAGGCGAGAGTGACTATCAGATACACACCTATGTGGATTTAGGAGGTGAGAACATTGCAGATTTTTAATGATAAAAAGAAAAGAATCGGAACATTATCCGGATTCAAGAACAGGGAAATCATCACGACACTGGATTCCGGAGACAAAGAGTTGTCGTTCACTTATCCGGCAGCGGGAGCATTGGTTGACCTGTTAAAAGAAGAATATTATATACGCACCAAAACGGACGAATATGTCATCAAAGCGGTTGAAAAGGGAGAACAATTCAACAAATACACAGCAGTCCTCAATGTAGAGGAGTTGGAGGGAGCAGCGTTCCCGTATGGGTTTGAATCGGACGAACAGACAATCAAGGCATGTCTTGAGTTTGCGTTTAAGGGTACGGGATGGCATGTCGGAACATGCACCGTCACAAAGAAAAGAACCATTGACGAGCAGGAGTGTGTCACGGCATGGGATGTCCTGCAAAAGTGTCTCACGACATACCGTTGCGAGTGCATCATTCATTCGCTGACAAAGACTGTTGACATCTATGACAGGATAGGAAGTGATAAAGGGTGTTATTTCATGGAGGGATTAAACCTCCGGAAAATATCTTTGAAGTCGGACACCTATGATTTTTACACAAGAATCTATCCAATAGGCAAAGACGGTATCACGCCGAAATGGTTGACCGGAAAAGATTACATCGACAATTTTCAGTACAGTTCCAAAATCAAGGCGTATGTTTGGAAAGACGAAAGATACACCAACACCACAAGTCTGATTGAGGATGCAACGGCAAAGATTGAGGATATGTCAAGACCATACAAGGCATATACTGCGGAGGTGGTCGACCTTGCGAATGCATCAGAGGAATACAAAGACATTCTTTCATATGGAATCGGAGACACGGTCACACTTGTATCAAAGAAAACCCGAACGAAAGAAAAACAGAGGATTGTCAAAATAAGAGAATATCCGGAGACACCGAAAAAGAACACGGTTGAGATTTCCAATGCGAGAAAGACATTTGCAGAGATTCAGAAAGAGGAGACGGCAGCAGCAACCGAGGAGGCAATCTCAATCGCAAACAATAACACGAAAAAGGTGTTGCGGGATGGATATTATACAAAAACAGATGTTGAATCACATATTACGGCAGCGAAAGACGAAATCAGTTTAGGCGTTTCACAGGTGTATGAAACAAAAAAGACTGTATCGGAAAAAGTCGCAGCAGCAGAGAAGAACGCCAATGCAGCGACCGACGAGAAGTTGACAGAGTATTCCACAACGGAGGAGATGAAATCGGCAATCGACATGAAAGCCGATGAAATCAATTTAGGAGTGTCAAAGACCTATGAGTCAAAGACCTCTGTGTCGGAGAAGATTACCGCAGCGAATAAGACGGCACAGGATGCAGCCAATGCAGCAGAGAAGAACGCCAATGCAGCGACCGACGAGAAGTTGACAGAGTATTCCACAACGGAAGAAATGAACTCTGCAATTAAAGTAAAAGCGGATGCGATTGAATCAACTGTTTCAAAAAAAGTCGGAAGTGACGAGATTATCTCAAAAATCAATCAGTCAGCAGAAAAAGTGTCGATAAATGCAGAAAAAATAAGTTTGAACGGAGCAGTGACGGCAAACTCAAATTTTAAAATTAACACAGACGGTTCGGCAGAAACAAAGGCGTTAAAAATCACAGGAGGTTCGCTGCTCATTGGAGGAAACTGTGAAATCACCAATGAGGGGAACGTGTTTGCGTTATCGCCGAAATTTTATTCCGGATTGTACATCAACAGTGATTTTAAAATGGGGACATTGTCACAACTCAATTACTCCATGCTACTGGGATATGTCGGGAAAAATATATTTGTCGGTGAAAGCGGTGGCACTCTATGGGGATATGGATTCACGGCGAATAATGATATATATGCGTATGGAGCTATCGGATGTTTAGGGAAGAAAACACGAATCATACACACCGATGACGGACGGAACATCGAGATGTACGCATATGAAACGGCATCCCCTACATTCGGAGACATGGGAACGGGAAAACTTGACGAGGACGGTCAATGCTATGTGTATCTTGATGATGATTTCCTGCTGACAGTAGAGAGAGACATGAAATATATTGTAATGCTCACCGCAAAGGGAGCAGGCGAATTATACGTTGAATCAACAAATGAAAAAGACGGTTATTTTGTAGTAAAAGGCACACCGAAACTTGAATTTTACTGGGAAGTAAAGACAAGACAAAAGGGAAACAGAGACACAAGGATTGAACAGTCTGATATAACGGAAAAAGAAGATATAACGGCAGAGGAGCAGGAAATGCTCAATGAGCAAATGAGAAATCAGATGATGTTACTGTATGAGATGGAAAAGGATGAAATCGAAGTGCAGGAAGAACAAAACCGAATAATTGAAAGAATGGAGGAATCAGAATGAGACGAGTTATCACAGGATTCAACGCCACAAATGCAGCACAGGGGCAGCGTTTGGGGTTCACATACACGGAAATGACCGACAGCGGAAAAACCACCAGTGACAACAACAAAGGCAGCATGACGGTTTTAAGCGAGGAGGCACAAAGTCATATTGATTGGCTGAAAAAATTCATCAATGACTGGATTGAGGAACAGGGAGAATAAAAGAGGCAGCACCGAGAGGAGGTGAGAGCATGGCAGCGTTGACAAAATTGACGACGAACATCAATCTTGAGATGTCCGGAGACACTAAAAGATATTTAGTATCAGCAAAGCAGGGAGACAAGGCAACACGATTCATCATCGCAAGGCTGCTCAACAACGGCGAACCGTACACAATCCCGACAGGGGCAAGAGTAGTCATCAACATTGCAAAACCGGACGGAAAACATGTATATAACACATGTTCATATTCCGGTTCGGATGTGACAGTCGAATTAACAAATCAAGCACTTGCAGCCTCCGGAACGGCGTATTGCGACATTGAAATCCGGACGAGTGACGATTCACAGGTTATCACATCCGCATCATTCACAATGGAGATTGAACCGTCGCAGAGGAACGACAATGCGATTCTATCAGCGAATGAGTTCACAGAACTTGAGAACCGTGTCAAGGGTCACATTGAGAGTATTGACAGCACGAATGAGGCAGTCAAGAAAGCGGAACAGGCAAGAGTGACCGCAGAAAATGCGAGAGTAAAAGCAGAACAGGCAAGAGCGAACGCAGAGAATAATCGACAGCAGAATGAAAACACACGCATCCAACAGGAGCAGCAGAGGCAGCAGGACACCTCACAGGCGGTCAAGAATACGAACGATGCAACGGATGAATCCAAGAGGGCGACAACAGCCTGCAAAGAGGTTACAGAGCGGGCAGAGGACGCATTGCAGAATCAAGAGCAGCTTGAGGCGACATTGAACACGGCGACACAGATTCGACAGGATGTGTCACAGATGCAGACAGCAGTTGCAGAGGCAAAGAAACAGGTCGAGCAGGACAAAAAGGATATTGATGACACGATTCAAAATTCACTGCTTGCATCAGCAGAGAAAATCCTTGAGAGTGTGCAGGACTATTTCAACCGTGCAGAGGCGTTATATTCGAGCATGTATCTTGATTGTGACGGAGAAACGCCATATCTGCGAACGGTGACACCAGTATTCATTGACGGAGCAACGCCACAGGTCAGAAATGCGAATGAGGGCGTTGATTTTGACGGAGGAACGCCGACCTCCCGACAATTAGCAGTATAATTCCATGATACTGGAAACAGACGGCGAAACGAACACAAAGGAGTGATTGTGTGATATATTCCATAATCACGGAGCAAAGGAGGTTGAACAATGGCAGCAATCAGACCATGCACCGGAACAACAGCAGACTGGAAAGCAGTTGAGGACACTCTGATTCTCAAGGAAAGAGAAATCGGAGTTGAGATTGACACATCCGGTCATTATCAAATCAGACAGGGAGATGGTAAAAAGAAATTTTTTGACCTGCCGATTATCGTCAACAATGCCCGTTATGAGGAAATACTGACATTGACACAGGGATATATGAACACCGTGAACAATTTCAGTAAGAACATGACGGAGGCGACGAACAGTGCAAACGGTGCAGCAGCAACGGCAAACAATGCAGCGTCGACAGCGAGTGCAGCAGCAAAAGCGTGTCAAGGCATTGTGAACGGTCTCAACACTATGGTTGACACCGTCACAAAGAAATCATGTGTCCTCACGGTTGAGGATGGAATTTTGACGATAAGGGAGGCGTAAAAAATGGCAAGTGGAGACTTGATTGTAAAAGTAGCAGACAAAGACACACTCGACCGCACATATGCGAATACAAACGCTATACTGGCAGCAGTCGGGGAAGATGTAAGAATAAAGGGTGTAAAGCGTTACGGAATGAAAATCAACAAAAATGACAGCAATCCGGCGACACGATGCACATATCTTTTCGATGCGGTGGGAATGACACCCGCTGCGATGAATTATTCTGCCGGACGGTTCGATTTTGGAGACTGGGGAAACGTCTTTTTTGTAAAGAACAATTATCCGGCAATGGTCAAATATGACGGTACAGAAGATTATAAACTCGACCCGAACGACCACACAAAGAAAGCAGACGGAAAAACGGCATCCGATGTCTCAAACACGGCATACGGAGGAAATGCAATGAGTGTATTCGATGGCAGCGGTGACAAGGGCAAGATTTGGCTCTCACAGTTTGAAGTCGGAAACTATGAGTACATGATTATTTCAAACGTCCAGTACGATGAATCATACAACGATGACGCATATGTCAGAGAGGACGGTTCACATGCGGACAAACTCTATTTCCCGATGTTTGGCGGTTCATATGATGGAACACGCATCCGCTCACTTGCAGGACAGGCACTCATGTATAACACAAACGCATCAACGGAGATTGCAAGAGCAAAGGCAAACGGTGCGGGATGGAATATCGGCTCATGGAGCAAACGAAACCTGTTGAACTGTATGCTCAAGATTATGTCAAAGACAGACAATTCACAGACTGCATTCGGACAGGGTCAGACATCCGGATATGTTGATAATGCATCACAGAATTACGGACACCTTGCGACCGGAACACTCAAAGACAAAGGACAGTTTTTCGGATATAACGACACAACTCATGAGGTCAAAGTGTTCTATATGGAAAAACCGTGGGGCAACCGTTGGGATAGAATCAACGGTCTGTTGATGGTAGGCGGTGAAATCCTTGCAAAGATGACACCTCCGTACAATCTGACAGGAAAGGACTTTGAAAAGGTCGGAATCACATTCGCATCATCCGGAGGCGGTTATCAGAAAGGAACAAAGTCAAGCAGATTCGGACGCATTGTCAATTCAATAGGTGGCAGCAGTAGCACATACACATGTGACTATTTTTGGTGGAATGCCGGAATCCCGGCGGTCGCCCTTGTCGGCGGTGACTGTAACGGTGGCGAGTACTGCGGTGCGGATTGCTTGGGTTTGAACGGTTCTGCGGGCATTGCGAGCTGGTACGTCGGTGCGTCCGTTTTCTTAGAACAGCCTATCGCTGCGTAAGCAGCAGGGGGAGGAACGGAGGGGGAACGCCTCCGCTATTCCCGCCGTTAGGCGGTGTGGTCGTTTTTAGAAAAATGAATATAGGGATATAGGGTGCGGTGTCGGGCGGTGTTCCTGCTCCCTGCGGTCGCCCTTGTCGGCGGTAACTGTAACAATGGCGAGAACTGCGGTGCGGATTACTTGAATTTGAACAATTCTGCGGGCAATGCGAACTGGAACATCGGTGCGTCCAATTTCTTCTCATATCGGAGCGTTTAATCAAATGCAGCCTATATCCCACGCCACAAGGCGAAAATCATTCCGGATATAGGGTCGGTTGAGTAAGCATCCGCACAAAAACCGATAGGAGATAAGAAAATACTATATGAGAAGTTACAACAACCTATATGAACCAATATTACAAGACGACTACATAAAACAGTGTTTTATAAATGCATCCAAAAAGAAAAAGAACAGGAATGATGTGCGGGAGGTATTAGAGAACCTCGATGAACACACAGAACTCTTGAAAAAGATGTTGACAGAGGAGTTGTTCATTCCGGACTATCACAAACCGAGCATCATCAACGAGAGCAGCAGCAAGAAAACACGCCGTATATTGAAACCGCATTACAAATATGAGCAGGTTATTCATCATTGTGCAATAGGTCAGTTCAAACCGATTGTGATGAATGGATTGTATGAATTTTCATGCGGGAGCATTCCGGATAGGGGTGTTCATTACGGAAAGAAGTACATGAGAAAATGGCTTGATTCCTACGACGGAAAGAAATTCTTTGTTCTCAAGATGGATGTTCACCATTTCTTTGAATCCATAAACCGGAGAATCCTCAAAAGGAAACTCATAGAGGTAATTCGAGATAAACGGTTTTATAGATTACTCTGCATACTGATTGAACATGACAAAATAGCACTCGTTGCAAAGATTTTGACGGATGCAGGCGTTGAGATAGATGCAGAGCAGACGAAAACGCTTGTCGGGTGCATAGCATTTGACGACATCTCCGGAGCGTTGGAGGTCTTGAGGGAAATCGGCATCGCCGGAGCGATGTTCGAGGAACTGAAAATAATTATTGAGGAGATGCGAAAAGGCGTTCCGTTGGGATATTTTACATCACAATGGTTCGGCAATTTTTACTTGAAAGCACTTGACCACTACATCAAGGAGGAACTCCATGCAGAACATTACATGCGATACATGGATGACATGGTGATACTGGGTAAGAGCAAAAAGAAACTGCATAAAATGCACAGGGCAATCGAGACGTATCTGAACGAAAAACTTGACCTTGAGATAAAAGGCGACTGGCAGGTGTTTAGATTTGAATATCCGGTGATGAAAGACTGGAAACCAGTGTTTGACGAGAACGGAAAGCAGGTCACAAAGGGTCGCATGCTTGATTTTATGGGATTTCAATTTCACCATGACCGGACAACCATCCGGAAATCAAACATCGAGGCTGCGAGACGCAAGGCAAACCATATTTCAAAGCAGGATAAAATCTCATGGTATAACGCATCGGTGATGTTGTCGTATATGGGATTGTTCAAACACACGGACACATACAACTATTACATTGAATACATCAAACCGAAAATCAATGTCAAGAAACTCAAGAGGATAGTTTCAAAGCATAGCAGAAAGGAGAATGAGCAACATGACAGACTGGAAAAAGGTGACAGGAACACAGCCGGAACGTCCGGAGGAAATCGACAGGACATCGTCTCCGTCAACGGTCTATCTGCGTAAGAACATCGAGCAGGTGGAGAAAGAGGTTGAGGGAGCAGACGGAAAGATGCAGACCGTGACCGAATGGCAGTACGACGAAAAGGAAATGACGGTTGAGGAATATGAGAACATGGCTCTCATGAAATCCGTCGTTGAGGAGAACACATCCGGAATCGTCGAATCAGTAACACAGTTTCAGAAAGATGCGGTCATCGACGAATACACCGCACAGTTAATCGAGGAGGGTCTGATTTAATGAGAATACTTGTTGAAAGTCTGAAAAGAATGTACACAGTCAAAAAAACGCTCACAAAGGAGCAGGTTGCCGAGAGAGTGGCAAGAGGTAGCATTTCAGCGGACGAATATGAATACATCACAGGGGAGAAATACTCCGGCGGTGATGCAGAATGAGCCCGCTTGAAATAATCTCACGATTGTGTGATGTGACGGAGAATCTATCCGCAATCGTGAAAAAGCAGCAAACAATCATTGAACAGTCGAAAATCGAGGAGACGGTCAAGGCAGAACTCCGGCAGGAGGTAGAGGAGACAGACAGGGAGATGGATGTTCTTGAATACCACATGAGGAGATACTGCGACACTGATGACATCGAGGCGACAGAGTTCGGAAAGGAGAACGCCGTTGACGATTGAGATTTCCCTGTTGCTCTCCGGAGTATCTGTTGCGTTTGCGATTTTTTTCGGTATCTGCTCAAAGCAGAGAAACGAGAAAAAGGACACACAGGAAGATGCGGAACAGAGAGCAACAACCGACACGATGGTGATGGTGAAACTTGAGAACATCGCAGACGACCTCAAAGACATCAAACGGGAATCGAGAGAGAACCGTGAGGAGATGAAAACATTGAGAGAGCGTGTTGTCATTGTGGAACAGTCACTCAAGAGTTATCACAAGAGACTGGACGGAGAACAGCATTCCGACCGATAACAGGAGGGCAGGAAACGGGCAAGAATCAACCTCACAGAAAAGAGGCAATACATGAGAATGACAGAACAGGAACGTCGCATCAGAAGCCGGCATCTGAAAAGAATGTATCGGATAAGAGAGCGAAAAGAGAGACATGACAAAAAGGTGTCCGGTCTGTTCATGAAACGTGTTGTATTCACTTTGATTCTTGCAGCATTTATCTTTACAGTCGTGATGATATTTGTGTTTTTACGGATGGGTTCAGAGCCGTCGACACTGATTGAGAATGTATTCAGATTTCTTTCAGTTGAGGGCGGTGCAATGGCACTCATTAAGTCCGTGAAAACGGTCAAGGGAACAAAGTCAAACGGAGAAATACAACACAATGACGAACCGGAACAGGATGACGAGGAGGTACAAGGATGAAATACATCGTCGAGAATTGGTTTGTGATTATGGGTCTGATTGCGGTATGTGCAGCGGGAGGATATGCAGTATATGTTTTCGTGAAAATGCCGTCAGACAAGCAGTTGAACAAAGTGAGAGAATGGCTGCTCTATGCAGTCACAAAGGCAGAAAAAGAACTGGGAGGCGGTACAGGTCAAATCAAGCTACGTTATGTATATGACATGTTTGTTGCAAGGTTTGCGTGGCTTGCGAGAGTGATTTCTTTTGAGGCTTTTTCGATGATGGTCGACGAGGCACTTGAGAGAATGAAAAAGATGCTTGAGAGCAACAAAGCGATGCAGACGCTTGTGAGCGGTGAGGCAGGTGAGGTCAATGAGTAAAATCGTAGACTTTTTCATGCAGAACGCAAGAACAATCGGGATTGTGTACGTTGTGGGTGCGGTCGTCGTATTTTTAGCGATGACAGCGTTTTACATTTGGGTCGACAGGGCAAGCAAAAAGGAACAGGAGCTTTACTATGACGAATATTATTATCCGGATGACGAATTTGCGGAAAGAATGTCGGTGGTAGTATGGTTCATTCTTTCATTGGGATGTGCGATTTTATGGGTCGGTATTCCGTTACTGATTTGCGGGTTGATTGTGTACACAGAACTTGAGGAACATTGTCCGGAACTTATGGGAGACATGACGGACAGAAACACAGAAGAATTTGACAAGGAGGAAAACAAATGATTTCAAATTGCGGACATGATGAAAATAACAGATACAGCGGAGGAAAGGCAGGAGACCAGACAGGTACAGAGTGGAGGGTTATAAATTGGTATAACAGACCGTGGAAATGTGTCCTCCGTCATCCGGATGTAAAGGTCAGAAAAATGATTGCGAGCATGGCAAAGGCAGCAGCAGTCAACAATAAAATCGGATATGACCAGTCAGAGAGATACACATTTTGGGAGCATCTCAAGGCATCGAATTACGACCCTGCACAAATCACGATTGCGTGTGAGGCAGATTGTTCATCCGGTGTCGCTGCAATCGTAAAGGGTGCAGGTTACAGACTGGGAAATGAGAAAATGAAGAATGTGAGCATTTATCTCTATACCGGAAACATGAGAGCAGGTCTCAAGGCAGCAGGATTCGAGGTGTTGACAGATAGCAAATATCTGACATCGGATGCGTATTTGCTTGAGGGAGACATCACCCTCAATGACAATGCTCACGTTGCAACGAACCTCACGGACGGAGCGAAGTCATCCGGAACAGGTGCATCCAACACAACACCAGTCAAGAGCAATACAAAGGTCGACGTTGCACACGGGTTCAACAAGAGCCTTGCAGGAACTTATAAGGTGACTGCATCCGGATTGAATCTCCGTGCGGGAGCAGGAACAGGAAAGTCAATCCTTGCGGTGATGAAAAACGGCGAGAAAGTCCAGTGCTATGGATATTATAACGATTGCAACGGTGTGAAATGGTTGTATGTGGTTTACAAGAACATCGTCGGATATGCGTCAAGCAAGTATTTGAGCAAATAGGAGGGAAAATCATGTTATACTATTTAGGCAAAGGAACAGAGTTCAAGAAAGAGGACTGCAAAGAGTACAAGACCATTGAGGGAGCAATGAAAGCAGCAGCAAAGGACGAGAGTTTTGTTGTGTGGGATGAAAACGGAAACCTCATCGGCTCACTCACGGACAATGTTCCGGAGGAAGCATTGCAGACAAATCCGGACGGCAGCGTCAACACATACGATGCAGACGGAAACAAGGTCGGAACAGTCGATGCAGAAACCGTTGAGAAAATGACAACATTTGAGAGTGACGAGGATGCAGCAGGGCAGCAGGAGGACGCAGAGGACGGGGGAACAGTCTCAAACGATGCAGAGACGACAAATCCTCCGTCTGAACCGGAAACGGGCGAGAATGGGGCAAATACAGAGCCACAGGAGGCAGAGGACGAGCCGGAGGACAAAGTCATCATCCCGCAGGGAAAAATGAAAGTGACGGTCATTTGCGACGGCTCACTCAATATCAGACGTTCCGCAGCGTGGGGCAATGAAAACATCTGCGGTCGTGCTATCAGAGGACAGTCATATTATGTGAAAGAGATTCATGTTGTGGACGGAAAGAAGATGGTCAGAACAATCGGCGACCTTTACCTCTCCGGAGAATCGGAGCATGTACAATTCGAGCAGTTATAAGAGCATACAGACAAAAAAAGAGGACGGCATCCGGAAACGGGTGTCGTCCTTGTGCTATAATGGATTTATGAACGTGCTTGAATTTTGGCAATCAACGCATCCTGCAAAACTTTTGAATAGTTGATACCGTAATTTTCACATGCAGTATTGAGCCATGCAGGAATACTCAAAGTTTTCTTGACCGCTTTGTCATTGTACGCACGGGCGTATTCGTCGAGGTTGACACAAATCAAATTGACAAGTGCTGCATCCTCGTCCTTTTCAACTGCATCAAGAGGGGTCGGAGCGGGAAGAACATCACCATCACGCAAGGATGTGAATAAATACTGACCGCAAGCCTCTTGAGCCATTGCGAAAGCGTCCGCAAGGTTATCTCCGTAAGTTGCTAAATCATTGAGGTCGGGGAAAATAACTGAATATTTCCCGTCGCCCTCCGGATAAAAAACAGCAGGATAAATATAATTCAT